CTGATAAGGCTTATCACAATATGTTGATGGGTTTTCCAAAGAAGAAGAAGTAAGTTTTTTTAACTTTCTTTCTAACTGCCGAACATACAAACGCATATCATCTAGTTTGTGTTCAAGATCTTCAATCTTTAATCTATATCTTAGATGCCAGTTAGCACCTACAAGATCTCTTTTAACTCTTCGTATTCTTTCCATATAGTTTGTTCTGAACCCCAATATCTATTTTTATTTTGTTTATTATTAAGTGAATATAAAATTGTAGTATGATCTTGATTAAAGAATCTTCCAATAGAAGAGATGCTTATATCATAATGCTCATATAAAAGGTTATGCAAGATGCTTCTAATTCTAACTACTTCTTTATGCCTATCTTTACTTAAAACTGTATGCTTACTGATACAATATTTTTTACAAACTTTATCTACAATGTTATTGATAGTTTCTGGACTCGCTGATTTAAAAGCAAAGCCAATTACTTTTTTATTACTATCTACTATTTCTTTTTTTTCTTGCAGAACTTTAGCAGCATATAAAAATCCTTCCGAAAACCCTACCTCATATAATCTTTCTTCTTGATTTGTAAGAAGGTAATATGCTTTTTTTACTTTATAAATAAAATGATTTTGATTTAGTTTTTTAATGTGGTCTTTATAGTATTGACTTACATTTATGGTCATAGATCCCCTACAGTTTTGTTCCGTTTTTTTCAACTATAAAGTTAATAACTAATAGCTAGTTAATAACTCTTCTTGTGTCTGCTTAACTTTCTCCATCAACTTCATGCTTTGAAGATGATATTTCTGAGCTTCTATTTTCAGTTCCAGAAACTTCTTGTGTTTCTTTTCCTGCTGATCTCTCAGCTTTTGCAGACGCATCTTGATGTTTTCCATCATGCTCCTTTGTTACTTTTGCAAAATCAAATTTTAAATTTTCGATCTTGCATTCTACAAATTCTCCTCTGTTCGAGTTATTTGCAGCTTTCTCTACATCATTAAAGAGTTCAATCATTTGAAAATGACATTCCCCATTAATAATTCTTTTAAATTTTGTCATACTTTATCCTTTTTGGCAACATCTTTTTTGTGTAATTCAAATGCCATATCATTATAGATAGATAAATCGTGATAATTATCAGCTTTATAACCTCGTGTTGATCTAAATAATTTTAATGCCATCATGATATGACCGACTTGATGTGGTTTGATTCTTTTTTTTAAAATATCAAACAATACCAATGTAAACATTTCCGCAAGGATAGTAAAGTTATGTTGATAATCTCCATAATCTTTTTGCCTATCTTCAATTATAGAATCTTTAATTTTTTTATCTAAGTCTGTAATATTGCTCATCTTAATTCCTTTTTTTTTAGCAAGGTGGGGAAAACGAATAGAAAGGGAAAAAACCCCACCCTGCTAGATACATTTTAACTTATGTTAAAAAGTATATTCATCATTACCATTACTTGATTCAGATGCAAAGTCATTTTTTTTAGTTGCACCAGAAGGTGTCAACTTAATTGTTAATGCACCTGGAACTTTATTCCCATTCTTATCTTTAGTTGGGAATGCAGCTTGGTTATACCAAACACCATTGATTTTAGCACCAATAGTCCAGTTCTTACCCTTTTGTTGTGCTTCCACATTTGGCGGACCAACATAGATAGGTTGATTACTTTCAACTCCATCCCACTTAGGGTTTTTAACTAGATTGATATATATATTTTCTGATTGTTCAGACATTGTTTCTCCTTTATCGACTTACTTGTCGGTTGTTATTTGCTATACCATTGTTTGGCATAGATCCCACAGTTGTTCCTGTAGAATTTTGTTTAAATGATTTTGCTTCATATCCATCATCATCTTTAATACCTGTTTTTAAATTTAATAAATTTAAGAAAGCATATTTTCTTGAGTACGACATAGCTTGACCTGTTCCAAATTTATCTAAGCCACCCATTGCCGAACATCCGTCTACTGTTATAGAAGTATTTGGATTTTCAATATCATGAATAGTCATAGTACAAGTTACTAATACAAACTTCTCATGCAGTTCAGTTTTATAACTGCAAGTAGGATATAATCCTTCATCTAATAATGATTGCGTTGCAACTTCTTGCACGGCATCATGAAGTAAAGGATTAAAATGCATTCCTCTAACTTTCTCCGCTTTCTTTACTCCACCTGCATTGATACAAGCTGAGTGTAGTTTTTGATATATATTTTTTTTAATCATATTGTTATTCCCCATAGTTTGGTTATTAATTGTTTTTGTTCATCTGCAAGATCTTTATAATAAAAGAAATGATTTAAATCTGGTGGTTCAATCATCATTGCTAATTGATTAATATCTCCATCACAGAACATAATCATCTTCTCCCATGTTAAAATTTTTGATACCATTTTGTTATACAAAAATTCTAAATGATCTGCCTTCATCAACTCATGGCTTTGATCAAAGATAATATAATCTTTGTCGTTAACATAAACTAAGAAAGGTATTTTCCCAGTTGCTATAAAGTAAAATGAAGTCTGTGTTAAATTTTCAATAGTTGGTTCTGTTGGTAGTTCTTGAGTGATCATATTCCACTCTTCTTTGCCTTTAATTTTTTTTAAATTTGGTGGTTTAGTTTTTAATTCTATAAATTTTGTTTTAGTTTCGTAGTCTACTCTGCCTAGTATTGGTTTAATCATTAACTCTTCTTTAACTTCAACATATCTTTCGCAAACTAACTTGTCATCACCAACTAAATCTTTAACAACTTTTTTTGTTATTGGAATACAATCTTCCGCAAATTTTATCATCTGCTCTCTTCCTTGCTTATCCTTTTCATCTACCGGTGGATTTTGATTTAAGATTTCAATCTCACTATTAAAACAAACTTTGTAATCTCGATCCCATTCTGTTTCTTTAATTGTTTTTGATTTATAAATTACATCTGCAATTAATTTTTGAACTACATTGTTCACTAAATTTCCAAAGTTAGGTTTATATCTAAATGGAAACTTCCTTCTAATTTCTTGAGGAAAAGTATAACCAATAATATTTTTTGCAAACGGAGTTGATGTTGATGAGTATGACCAATGGTCTAATCCTTCTCCACCATTAAATATTGAGAATGCTTTTTCTATTTTTTTTCTATCCATTTTTTAATTGTGTATACACTAAAGAAATCTATTGTCAAATCTTTTATCTTTGATATATATAACCTAAAAATATAACAACATAGGAAATCAAATGACATTAAATGAATGGCGAAAAAAAGAAAAACTATCTTACTATAATTTGGGATTAAAGCTAGGATATAAAGGTTTAAATCCTGCGACAAATTGTCAAAGAATTTGTTTAACAACTAAAAATGATAAGCGTTTCCCGAAACCTCATATTGTAAAAAAGATTAAAGAAATTACTAACAATGAAGTAAACTATGAGGATTTGTATGAAGCATATTTCAAAGCAACACAATACTAAATTACCCTATAAAAAAGTTAGGGTAGTTTGGCAGGATATTTGCAGCAGCTCACAATGGTATGATGATCTATCTGATGTAGATGATTTTAATTTTTCCTGGTGTGAGGATGTAGGTTATCTTTATGAGAAAACACCAAAGAAGATTACTATCTTCAGTTCTTTCTCATATGATAATGGAAAATTATCTGTTGGTAATATTACTTGTTATCCCAGGTGTGTAGTTAAAAAAATTTTTTACGAAAAATAATTATGACTTACTCAACTATATTTGATGATGCTAAAATAGAATCTGAATTAAAAAGATATAAAAGGGAAGTTGCTAAACTTCGAAAAGTAATTGATATTCTTGAAACTGATTTATCGGTTAAGGAATATGAGATCAGACAATTGAAAGAAAGATTAAAAGGGATAAATGGCTAGAGATGTTTACGCATTTAGCAATGGACTCTACTCAGATTTTCACAGAAAATATGACGGGATTGCTTATATTGATGTTGATTCTGTTGAATGTTGCGCCTATTGTTATGAGCCTTTAGCCATTATTGAAACTTGCTACGATAAAAACCAAAAATACAAGGCAACCACCCTCTCAAAGATCATTGCTGAGCGCCTAAATATACCTTGCTTTTTAGTTTTCTATAAGGAATGCACTCCAAGTACCCTAACTTTCCGTATCAAGCGTATACGGTCGTTTAAAACCGAATTTGAACTGATGAATGAGCAAGAATGGGTTAATATTTTACTCTCCTTGCACGACCACCACTCAACTAAATGTAAATCTAATAAAAGAAAGGATAAAAAATGAATATAACTAGAGGATTTTTGCATATAACATATAAGATTTATCATCATCTAGATAAATTAGAGGGGGTACATAAATCTAATTGTTTAAATGTATTCTTATCTGTTATGAAATATGCTTGGAAAAAGAATGGCTATGAAGCAAGATTAAGGCATGAAACAATTCATAAAGATACAGGTTTATGTCGAACCACTATTAAGGAATGTTTACAAACTTTAAACACTTTGAATATTGTTAAATCTATTCGAGGTCGATCTGGTAAAACTTATATTGTTAATGAGGTATTTCTTAGAGCTGAAAACACATATCAAGATAGCCGTCAGACACCTATCTCAAGGTTTAAGATAGCCGTCTCACCGACACCAGATAGCCGTAATACGACTACATTAGAAGAAACATTATACATTAATAATATAGGTAAAATAATTAAGGGTTTTGCAGGGGATACTGAAAAGATTTTAAATGAATTATCCAAGCTACCTATTGAGGAATTAGAATCTGAAAAAGTTAATGTTTATTATTCTAAATTAGCAATAGAAAGAAAAAAAGATAATGATCTTAGTAAAAAATATGTTGATAAGGAGAAAATATTGTCGGCTTTGTCCACAATCAAGAAAGAAACTAATCCATTTTATAAAGCTAAAAAAGAATACAATATCCGTAATAATATTAAACCATGGGAGAAAAAATAGTGCCTGGCAGACCTATGCGGAAAGTATTTTGCCAAGGTAATACTCGTGCCGGATTAAGATTAGGTTTAAAAATTCCTTGTAAAATGAAAGGTTATCCACTATCGGATGGTAAAACTTTTAAATGTAAGTATCATGGTTATCAAAATTATGATAAATTTAATCGTGCTAAATACACGGATGAAACTAGAATTAAACAACTATCTAAGCTAGTACAATTTAAACATTATACAGATGAACAAATCAGAGAATACTATTACAAAGAAACCAAACCAAGAATTAATAACAGAGCAAAGTCTATCTACCATAGAAGAAAGATTAATAAACGGAGAAACTTTGTCAGAAATATTGAAGGGAAATCAATTTCAATGCAGTTTGATGAAGTTCTATCATTACTTGAAAAAAAATCCCGAGAAAGAAAAGAGAATACTTGAAGCTAGAAAACTAGGTGTTCAAACTTTAATTGATAAACTATTGCAAGTCTTTAATTATCAAGAAGTTGAATCTCCAAATGAAATACTTTGGATTAGAGAGAAAGCTAAATTTGTTCAATGGGTAGCCGGTAAAATTACTGATCTTTATTCTGATAATAAAACTATTAAGCAAGATATTGATACTAAAATGACTATCTCCTGGGAAGAACCTAATGATTTAATTGATGTTTCTGGGGATATAACTGATATACCCCCAGATAATAAAGATTAATCTCTAAATGTAGGAATACAAGGAAGTTCTGCTATGTTTGTAAACAAAGCACCGGCTTCATTTCCCTCATCATCACTACTTGGTGTAATTATAGTTCCATTATCCAAAAATATTTCACAAGGTTGCTGATCCCAACCTAATAATTTTTCAGATTCTTTTGGACTTAACCATTTAACATCTATAATTTTACGACCAACTAAATG